ATATTGTATAAGCAGAAAGCTAAGAAGTGTAATACATGCTACGGCACTGGACAAATTAGAAAGGTAAAGAAAGATGGAACACCTTTTGCACGTACTAATAAGTGTGGAACTTGTGATGCTACTGGCTACCTATTTGATAACACGAATGAGGTTGCTGGGTTAAAGTTTGTCGCACCATCACCTAAGTGGATCAGTGCAGGTGGCTTCGGCACATCAGCTAAGAACCTAGAGTTTCTCGAAGCCATTGCACGTAGCAAAGGTATGACAGATGCAGAGTTATTTCTACAGCGTGTTCGTAGACGTAACGCAGTAGACACATATCTCAAGTCATTCGTTAATGGCATCGCCAGCTTTGTGAAAGAGGATGGTATGTTGCACGTACAACTTAACCAACACCGTGCAGATACGGGGCGTTTGTCTGGGTCTAACCCTAACATGCAGAACATGCCACGTGGCGGTACGTTCCCTATCAAGAAGGTGTTCAAGTCACGTTGGGAAGGTGGACAGATCATGGAAGCTGACTTTGCACAGTTAGAGTTTCGTGTAGCTGCGTTTCTATCACAGGACAAGGTAGCCATCGACGAAGTGACTACAGGTTTTGATGTACACTCGTACACTGCCAAGGTTATTAGTGACGCAGGTCAACCAACCACACGTCAGCAAGCCAAGGAACACACATTCGCACCGTTGTATGGTGCTAGTGGGTTCGGACGTACAGAAGCAGAGGCTGCGTACTACAAGCAGTTTACTTCCAAGTACAGTGGTATTGGTAAATGGCACGAGGAGTTAGCCAAGGAAGCACTGAACACAGGTAAGATACGTACACCATCTGGGCGTGAGTTTGCCTTCCCTGATGTACAACGCAGACGACATGGCGGTGTGACATTTTTCACACAGATTAAAAATTATCCCGTGCAATCTTTTGCAACAGCAGACATCGTACCTATATCTCTGATATATATTGATAAGCTAATGGGAGTAAACCAAATGCAATCCTGCATAGTCAACACAGTGCATGACAGTATTGTGATTGACGTTCACCCAAACGAAACAGAAAAGGTAATCAAAGTAATAAACCGTACTAATGAAATACTTACGGCCTTAGTCAACAAACGTTGGAACATAGACTTTAATGTGCCTCTATTATTAGAAGCAAAAATTGGTCCAAACTGGCTTGACACAAAAGACGTAGCCTGATATAACTATAACTTCGCAAAGTAGAAAAGGAGACTTACATGAATCAAGTAGCAACACAATCAAACTTCACAGACATGGCAAAACTGATGGGCATGAGTGCCGATACAGAGCAAGCACCAAAGGTGTCTACACTTGCACGACTACGTATTAATCACTCAGCTATCATGGGTGAGTCAGAAGTAAACGGCAAGAAGGTGAAGATGGAAGTTGTTGAGGGCGGCACATACAAACTGGAGATTCCAGATGGACCAACCTACTACGCAAGTAAAGCAGTTGTACGTCCATATGTACAACGCTTTATGTATAAGCGTTTTGTCATGGGCAATGACAAGACACCAAACCGTTACATCAAAACTGTAATGGCTGACAACCTTAACATTGATCTGAAAGACAATGATGGTGGATTCAACTGCGGTAAACCTGCGGGTTACATCCAAGACTTCAAGGCACTGCCTGAGAAGACACAGGATTTGATTCGTCAGATTAAACGTGTTCGTGCTGTGTTTGGTACAGTTGAACTGGTTGATCCAGTAGATGCATCTGGTAATCCAGTTGAGGTATCAGAGATGCCATTCATCTACGAAGTAGAGAACCGTGATGCGTTCAAAACTATCGGTGGTGTGTTTACTAAACTAGGTAAGATGCGCCGACTACCACCAATGCATTACGTCACACTCACTACAAGTGAGCAGTCTCTACCAAATGGGAATAGCTTCTATCTACCAGAGGTTAAGCTAGACCTGCAAAAAACATTGGACTTAGACGATGCTGCACAAGAAACACTAGGTAACTTCTTGGCATGGATCAGCAACTACAATGAGTACATCACAAATTCATGGGATGAAAATGCTCACAAGCATGAGGATGTAGATACTGCAACAGTCGATGACTTTATCGACATCAGTGAAGAGGACTTCTCTTAATGCATCACCCTGCCGAATTGAAGCTGCATAAGTTCATGGCTGATGCTGCCCACGGAAAGAGCACGTTCACAGACGAACAGGCTCAAGAGATTGGCGCAGAAGTTGCGGCAGCAGTACTACGTCAGTTCGGCAGTGGTAAGTCTCGTGACGAGTTTACACTACGGATGTCCAACATTGGGCGTCCGACTTGTCAGTTATGGTTTGACAAGAACAAACCTGAGACTGCACTGCCGAAGCCTTCGACATTTGTAATGAACATGATGATTGGAGACATTGTTGAGGCGGTATTTAAAGGACTTCTTAAAGGTGCTGGTGTCGAATATCAAGATACAGATACTGTCTCTCTCATGGTGGGAGATACCAATCCTACTACTGTTAAAGGTAGTTATGATCTTGTGCTTGACGGTGCTGTGGATGACATTAAGTCAGCTAGTCCTTGGTCCTACCAAAACAAGTTTGAATCCTTTGAAACATTGTCCAAGGGAGATTCATTTGGCTACGTTGGGCAGCTTGCAGGATACTCAGAAGCATCTGGGTACAAAGCAGGTGGTTGGTGGGTAGTCAACAAAGCTAATGGGGAGTTCAAGTACGTACCTGCCGAGGGTATGGACAAAGAGAAAGAACTTGATAAGATCAATAAGACTGTTGATACAGTTAAAGAGAACAAGTTCAAGCGTTGCTTCAAGGCTGTACCTGAAACATATCGTGGTAAGCCTAGTGGTAACTATGTGTTAGATGACAACTGTAAGTTCTGTGACTACCGCTTTGAATGTTGGCCTACTCTACAGGAGTTACCATCAAAGGTATCACAAGCCAAGGAACCTAAGACAGTTGGATATGTAGAAGTGAAGGAGTATTAAATGTTAGACACAAATGAAATAGAACAACTACAAGAGGAGATTAAACTTCTTGAGGAACAGTTACGAGATCGTAAACGTGAGTTAAATCAGAAACGATATGCAGGTCTACGTGCAGCAATGGAAGCACGTAAGGATGCAGACCAACTCTTAAATGAAGAACTACGAGCGTTGGGTGTACGTCGAATTAACTGGCAACCCTTATTCTAATGAAACGTTTTAGCGCAGCAATGAAGCACGGGTATCGTAGCGGCCTTGAGGTCAAGGTGACTGAGTACTTGAAGGAAAATAAAATTCCTGTAAAGTATGAGGCGATCAAGATCGAATGGGAAGACCTGATGTACCGCACATACACCCCTGACTTCGTGCTGCCTAATGGTATCATAGTAGAAACGAAGGGGCGGTTCACATCAGATGATCGTAGGAAACATAAGCTAATCAAGCAGCAACATCCTGACCTTGACATACGGTTTGTATTTACAAATAGTAATGCTAAACTGAGCAAGGGGGCAAGGACAACCTACGGCATCTGGTGTGAACGTAATAAGTTTCTATACGCAGATCGTTATCCACCACTGGAATGGCTTAAAGAGAAAGGTAAAGATACACATCCAGAACTAATAGAGTTCCCATTAGAAAAAATAAAAAGGAGTTAATATGAGTAAAGAAAAAGAAAAAATATTCGTAGACTTTGAGCCAAATGATTTCATCATTCGTATCTCACCTGTGCTAGATGACAATGATGATTGGACAGGGGAGTTAACAGTCGGATACCTTACACTAGATGAAAACTATTTAAGTGAAGAAGACTACACACATGTAGACATGGTAACTAACTTAACACTTTCTGCTATTCCATTAATGGAACAGGATGTAGAGATACGTAATAAACTTTACAAGTACACTACATCTGTGTTAGAACAAGAAGGTAAGCCTGTTATTGAAGCGGAAGACGATAGCAACGTAATTAAACTACGATTCAGTTAAGGAGATTGATATGGCAGACAATGTAAACCAACCACCACACTATAACCAAGCTGGCATTGAGTGCATTGATGCCATTGAAGCTGCAACTGGGGATGGCTTTGAGTATTACCTACAGGGTAACATACTTAAATATATGTGGCGTTATCGCTACAAGAATAAAGCTGAAGACCTTAAAAAGGCTCAGTGGTATTTGAATAAATTAATTGAGGTAAAAGATGATAGTCAAAGTATTCTTGACTTTGGAGATTGATGAAGATGATTACCCTGTTCCTGTTGATGGTCACATTGAGGAAGAGGTTGAAGAAACAATGAGAGAAATCGTCTACGACATAGACGGTATTAGCATAAGAACAATAAAAATATTAACGGAGTAGACATGGAAACTTATGGCCCAACATTACGTATCTCAGAAGAGATACACGCAATGAAGTATCGCTCAAAAGGTGAGACATTTAGAGAAGCTATGACACGTGTAGCTGAAGCACTTAAAGATAACGAAGAACATTTTAATAATTTTAGAAACATTCTGTACAACCAACGCTTCCTACCTGCAGGGCGTGTACAGTCAGCAATGGGAGCACCACGTCGTGTGACCCCCTATAACTGTTTTGTATCTATGACTATCGAAGATAGCATGGATGGCATCATGGAAGCTGCACGTCGAGCAGCAGAGACAATGCGTTTAGGCGGCGGTATTGGTTACGACTTCTCTACGCTACGTCCACGGGGTACACTGATCAAATCACTAGATAGTAAATCATCTGGTCCAGTATCTTTCATGGGTATCTTTGATGCCGTATGTAAGACTATTGCATCAGCAGGTCATCGTCGTGGTGCACAGATGGGCGTTCTACGTGTAGACCATCCAGACATTGAAGAGTTTATTCGTGCTAAGAATAACAGCGACACACTTACACAGTTCAATATCTCTGTGGGTGTGACTGATGAATTTATGATTGCTGTTAAAGATGACTTAGACTTTGACCTACAGTTCGATGGACGTGTGTATAAAACTGTGAGTGCTCGTGCATTGTGGGATGACATCCTACGCAGTACATGGGATTGGGCAGAACCTGGGATTCTATTCATTGATCGTATTAATAAGAAGAACAACCTGCATTACGTGGAAACTATCGCAGCCACTAACCCATGCGGGGAGCAGCCGTTACCACCAAATGGTGCATGTCTACTAGGTTCATTCAACCTAACTAAGTATGTTCTTGAGCATGATGGTAAGTACGTGTTCAACATGAACCAACTACGCAACGACATTCCTCACGTTGTTCGTGCTATGGATAACGTAGTTGATCGTGCCACATATCCATTAGAAGAACAGGAGAAAGAAGCTAAGAGCAAACGCCGTATGGGTCTGGGTGTTACTGGCGTAGCTAATG